AAGAACTAATTGATATAGCCACCTATAGGGCAGCATGAATATCGTAAAAACTATATGATTTTATAACGAACCATTGATACTTTTAAAGCAACATTTTTTCCATAGCTTTGTAGCGCGAATTTAAGAGGCAACGGTCGATATATAGTCTTACCCTTCATTGCCTTTTTCGCCATGGTCCAAGATTATCTATCAAGAGAGATTTTCAGATCCTGTACGCGTTAGAAAGCTACGAGTGGTAGCTTTGGTACAGAGTCACTATCAAAGTGCTGATCGTAGATTAGTAACTGATAAAAAAAAGAAAATGGAACTAATATCTTTAGTCCTCATTGAGACAACAGCAATAGTTCTTGCTCATTATACTGTAATAGGTATAGACTACGTTGTAGACGTAGTAAAGAGCAAACTCAGATAATTGAAAAGATTATGTGCCCAAGGGATTGCTCCTTTGGGCTTTTTTACCACTGCCACAAATTATAACTCACCCCACCACCGACATAAAAACCACCCGGATAGCCATATCCAGCCTGCAAACCAAAGCCCCACCGCTTTTTCTTCGGCTTGACAACCACCGGATGATAGATATCATTCGTCACCGTCTGATAAACCGTTCTCGGATACACCACCATACTATCCAGCCGAGGGTCTACATATCCACTTACCACAGCCCGATACGAGCTGTCTCTATATATCACTTGCCTACGATGAAGCAAGGTATCACCTATCCGTGTCGTATCATCCGGCACGAAACGCCAGAACACAGCCATCGGTGCAGAGATAAGCATCGTATCTACCTTGACAACCGTCTGTATCTTCGTCTCGGTACGTATTTCTGCCGACAAAGGCTCGTGCGGATGGAACCAAACCACTACACAAGCAACTGCCAGCAATACAACCAATATCCACGGTAACCTTTTCATTCCTCGAACCTTAAATCGTTTATACGGTTCATCCACCCCCGTTTGAATTTATTGTTCGCCGGACGAGAACGGCATATATCCTCGATGAAATCGAACCGTGCAATCTTAATCATGTCGAACAACTCACGCGGGTTCCTGGCATTCACCGCAGCAATGGTCTTGGGACCTACTATTCCATCCACTGTTACACCAAGCAAACGTTGAGGTATCTTTATCCCATGCGCACCCGATGCCCACACCCAATCGACAAGGATATTAGCAACTGATTGCGATTTAATCTCGTCAGCTTTCCATCTGTCCCAATAATGCGGTTTGAGCACCCGGTTAACGACATCATCGCGAGTTAGCAGATGTAAGTCGTTAACATCTATGTCACCATCACCATCTTTATCATATCCTACTTGTTTCCAAGTGGAAATAGTAACCCCCATATTGGTAGCACCGCCAAGGTCTGCCGGGTCATTCACGAAATCGCCTTCCCATTTTAGGATAAACGGTGCAAGTTGATTCACATTCGCCATTTCAATTTTCCTCCTTATTCAATTAATACCCATTTTGCGGTTCTCTATCACCGCACTTCTTTCTCTCACACCGTTTCAGTGCCAGTTCCAGTTTCAGGTCAGAATTAGTCTCCTTCAGTGTAAACAGCTCATCCTGTGCCTTACGGAGCCGGTCAGTCTGCTCCACAAACCGCTGTTCCTTCTCCGAAAGCTGCTTTTGCAAGAACTCGTTGTACTCCCGTAATGCCTTAAACTCCTCGACATCCGCATGTGCGTCCTCAATACGCGCGTTGGTTTTGCGCGACATCCACCACTTAATAAGCTGCTTGATGCCCTCGATGCCACCGAGGGCGGTCACCAACATAACCCAATCATTCATATCCATTTCACCAATTCATTTAATAATCTACTAATAACCATTTTTTGTCCGACACCGCACAAATGTACATCAGGCAAAATCAAACAAGTTGTTGAATTACAATTTTCCACTGACATTCCGTGACAGCAAAAGTAATTGCTTCCACAACCTTGAAAAAGGACATAAAAAAAGAGCTCGATGACAATGTAAGTTGCCACTAAGCTCTTGATTATATGCAAAGATAGGTGTTATTTTGTGTAAATCAAAGCATTAGATAAGGAATATTTCCCTATCTTTGTGGAAAGGAAAAGGTTATGGTTAGTTTTACAATGACAGATTTTGCTAATATTTCTTTAATAACACTATTGACAGTTGGAGGACTCGTATTATTCATAGGAATATGCAGGCTTATAGCCAAAATACTTGTTGATAGCGGAGCTACTTTTATTTTCCCTCATCCTTCTGAATTTGAGGAGTCTGAGGTGGATAAATAAAAGTGCTGCCGTCTCCATCTACACCTCCAGCCTCTAAGATGAAATTTAATATCCTATTGCAGTTTTCTCCTTTCAGCTTATTTGCAATTTTAATATACTTCAATTTATACATCGTCATAATGTAGCACTTATTCTGTTTCTCCATTTCTTCTATAACCATAATAACTTTGCTTGCAATGTAATCTATTGATTCTGCATCACCGCCTATAACAACTTCGTTTAAAGCTTCCATATATAGGTCGAAAGCATTAATATAGAATGAATGAAAATAAAACTTATCCCTCGCATACAAAGAATATCCCTTGATTGTATGCGTTATCTTTCCCAATTTCGCATCAACCTTTTCATTAATGACTTTGAGAAGATAATCCTTTGCAAAGAAATAATTGGCTATTTGAAAGCCTATTAATACCGTTACCAATATCGATAACACACCTACCAATGCAGCCATCAAATCAATATTCATTGGCTCTGTCTTAACATAAAACATTCCAATAGCACTACCTACGCAGATTATGGCGAAAATTCCACATATTGCAATAGCAAAATTCTTTCTCATAGTATTAATAAAAAAATGGCGAATCCTCTATAAAGAAGTGTCCCCACCGGCATAGATACCGGAACCCGACTGACTACGGGTTACACTCCTTCATAGAGGATTCATGTTGTTTCTATTGTTTCGGGGATTACAAATATAGAAACTGAAAATGAAATTTCCTAATTCTGAACTCCCATTCTCCGCAAATGGTCATCCAATGTTTTAGGGTTACATTTAAGCTTACGACATATGGCTGCCTTTGAATAACCATATTCGAGCATAGTTCTAATGAGAGGTTCCTTTCCTGTAAGCTTGTAATGCGAATTCTTTCCACCCTTATGCCGCCCTAATTTCTGTCCTTCGGCAACACGCCTGGCAAGACCTTCTCTCGTCCGCTGGCTTATCAAATCACGTTCTATCTGAGCTGACAGACCAAAAGCGAAGGCAAGTATCTGAGACTGTATATTGTTACCCAACTCATACTTCTCCTTTACAGTCAGAACAGTGATTTTTTTTTGCATAAGAGTGTTTAAAATAGACATGACTTCCATTAATCGACGCCCCAGCCGGCTAATTTCAGAGCAAATAAGGGTATCGCCCTTCTTGAGCTTCTTTAGTAAGGTGCCAAGCTTCCGTTCTTTTGCAGACTTGGTTCCGGATATGATTTCCGACACCCATTTGTCTATTTGCAGTTCTCTTACCTTACAAAATTTCTCTATCTCGAATTTCTGATTCTCAACCGTTTGCTTATCTGTTGAAACACGAATGTATGCGTAAATCATTTTTGTGGTGAAGATAACTTTAATCATTAGCCTTACCAAAACAGAATTCAATCGCCCCTTAAATATGTAATGTTATGGCAGAGAAGCAGGATATAGCAATGAATGAGTTTCCGATAAACAATGTAGCGGACTATCTGTATACTGAGAAAGGGAACAACCAGCAGAAGGTAACTCCTACAGATTTGGTGAAGAGTTGTGGATTTTTTAGATTAGACAAAACTATTACTCCTGGAGAAACGTATGAGCTGCCCTATAATTCCGGATTAATTATGGTTCAAAATGCCTCTTCTGTACATCAAAAAGCGATTGCAGTTGTATATGGGAGCAATACCGGGAACATAATAGTTCCACAAGGTGCCATTAATTTCTTCTCAGAGGTTGAAAATAAGTTTTGTATAATGAATGCAGGAGAAAACACTAAATATGTTGTCAAAAGCACATACGCATCCAACCAACATATTATCTTGACATTTATATTATAAAGTTCAATCTACTTTACCAAAATTAGATGGCAGATTGAGCTTTATGTTTCTCTGCCGTGTTCTTTGCCCCTTAAACGTACAAGGTATGGCAGAAGATATTCAAGAGAATGCAATGAGTGGTGGAACTCCGACACGGTTACGTGGACTGGATAAAAACGGCAACAGTATATCACCAACATTGGCAGAAGTAATAAGTGCAATGCCGGTGGCAACAGAGACAAACAAAGGGCTTATGCAAGCTAATGGATTTGAACAAGGTAAGAATATATTAAGTGAGGGATACAATAATAAAATCAGTGCTGGTGTATATTCATCTACTGATAATTTAGATAATATGGGGACTGGGATTTTATTAGTGCTAAGAGGGTTTCAATACACGGCCCATTTATACATTACCAACTCTGCAAGAATATATATTAAAATGTAATAGTCAAGACTTAATCTGACAGTTACGCATAAAAAGAATAATTTTGTAACAGAAAACAGATTGAGTTATGACAA